CCAAATCGTTTATTTCGTTATAGTGGACGTCATTGGGCTCGTGTAGAAGATAGTGTAAGAACTTCATTAACTCCAGGCACAGATAATAAAACACAACGTGGTAGTTATGTAAATAATACTAACACTTACACAGACGCTGACGGCGTGACGCATAATGAGCGTCAACCGCTGAGTCGTGTACTAACACCGAAAGCAGATAATTAATGCCAGTTCAATTTGCCTATGATGGCCAAATACGCCGTTTTGTCCTGCAGTTTGTACGCATGGTATCAAACTTCCAAGTAGAATTTGGAAAAAATGCCGACGGTGATCGTACCTTACAAACTGTTCCTGTGTACTATGGAGATATCAGTCGCCAGGCTGCAATGATTTTAAACAATGGTAGTGAAAATACACTTAATGCTGTGCCAGCCATGGCCTGTTATATCAGTGGCTTGTCATACGATCAATCAAGATTGCAAAATCCTTACTACGAAGGTGTTGTTCGTATTCGTGAACGTGTGTATAACGATGTTGATCAAGAGTACGAACGCAGTCAAGATGGCATCTATACTGTAGAACGACTAATGCCGGCTCCATATAAACTGACTATGAAGTTGGACATATGGACCAGCAATACAGAACAAAAACATCAGATGATTGAACAAATGATGCCCCTGTTTAATCCTGGCCTAGAAATACAAAGCACAGATAATTATGTAGACTGGTCAAGTCTAAGCGTTGTTCTGCTAACAGATGTGCAGTATTCTAGTAGAACTGTGCCGCAAGGCGGAGAAGAAAACATTGATGTTGCTACACTGACATTTGAAATGCCCATATGGCTCAGTCTACCTGCCAAGGTCAAGAAGATGGGCGTTGTTGCACAAATTATTGCCAGTATCTATGACGCACAAGGCGATCTCAGTCCCGAAGTTGTGTTTGCAACACAGGGTCTAATGAGTCAGCAAAGGTTTACTCCAATGAGTTACGAATTGGTCTATGTGGGCAACACATTAACATTATACAAAAACAATGCCACCGAGGCTGAAGATGGTGTCATATATGGTACCAAAGTACGCTGGGCCAACTTGGTTAATTTATACGGCAAGCTGACCAATGGTATCAGTGAAGTTAGACTAACGTTTGCATATCCAGACGGCCCGCATGAAATTGCTGGGACAGTTGCATTTAGTCCCACAGACGAAACACAGTTGTTGTTTACTCCGTTTGAAGCCACATTGCCGGCCAATACCTTAGATGCGGTTGATGCCATTATTGATCCAAGAAACGTTACTGTAGACAGCAACATACTGAGTCCTGCCGCAGGTACTAGATATTTGATATTGAATTCAATTGGCGACATTGCCACTGAAAGTCCTGTTGCATGGGCCGGTGAACCAGGGACCAATTTGGTTGCTCGTGCCAATGATATCATTGAATGGAATGGTAGTTATTGGACAGTGGCGTTTGACAGTAGAGAACCTGCTGTGCAATATGTGTCTAACTTGACTACCACTGTACAATATCGCTGGACCGGATCAGAATGGGTCAAGAGTTACGAAGGCTTGTATGGATCAGGCGAGTGGAGTTTGGTACTGTAATGGCCGCACACACCGAGGGCGTTGGTGCATTAATTTACGCTCGATCATCCAATCGTTACTTGTTCTTGTTGAGAAACAAAAGCCGACATGCTGGATCCTGGGGCATTGTGGGTGGAAAAATTGAAACAGGCGAAACTGTTATACATGGCCTGGTCAGAGAAATCCAAGAAGAGATTGGTGTTGACTATTCCGCTCGTAAATTTATTCCATTAGAAACGTTTACCGCAGACAATCGTAGATTTGTTTATTATACATTTGTGGTCAGTGTAGAAGAAGAATTTGTGCCACGCTTGAATGATGAGCATCGTGGCTATTGCTGGGTAGAATTAAATGATCATCCAATGCCATTGCATCCAGGCCTGTGGCGTAGTTTTAATTTTGATATCGTCAAGAAAAAAATTAAAACTTTAGAATCAATCTTAAAATAAATTAACCAATATCGGCTTCAAGTACAAAATCACGGAAACTGATTTGTCTAAAATTTAATTTATTAACGAGAGCGTCTGAACAATCTGCCGCAGCTGACGCCATTATGCGTATAAATTCTACATCAGAATAAACATCCATAACAGTTGATAGTGTTTTTACATAAAAGGTATGTTCAGCCGCATTGGTATACCCATCGTAACCCATCAAGTAAACTTTTTTGTGTCCATCAAAGCAGGCCAGGTATGCAGCCAAGGCGCCGGCATCGTATGATGGGTTTTGCGGAGTCAAGTAAAACTTACCTGGGTACTGTACAATATATTGAGCATTGGTATAAACAATATGGTCGTCACAGTAGCCAGACTCTGCAATAGTTTTGACTTTTTCTGCGTCAACTGCAACTAAAAAATCTGGAGTAAACTCTTGATAGATCAAATTACAGGCATAGCTTTGTAACTTGTCTCTGGCCAATATTCCGCCTCTGTGATTGGCAATGTGTGCCAAATCAAAGTCTTGACGGCTTGGGCCATTGCCAATTGCAATAGCCTGTGTTGTTGTAAACGAATTAAACACGCTGTTGGCAATGTATTCTGTACTGGGTTGCCATTCGTTGTTGCCAAGTGTTAGCTCAGTTACAATACTTTCACCAGCATAGTTACTACGATAAAGTTTTTTTATAATTTGCATGATTAATGTTTTCCAACTACTATTTCAATGGTTTTTATATCGTTGGCACTGACAGAGTCCAGTGCTTTTCCTAAAATACATCCAGGCGCAAAAGAATCATTGTCAATCAACTGTGCCACGCCAGGTGTGTTGCTGGTTACCAATACATCACCTTTGGCCACTGGTCCTTGAACACGACATGGTACTCGCCCAGTCAGTGCCACTGATACCACTGTGTCGCCTTTTAATGTACCATTCATTAGATAAGCAGGGTTTGTACTTACTACACCGGCCACGGCAGTACTGTGTGTTTGTTTGGAAATGGTAACTTCTTCGTCGCCACCAAAGATCACAACTGTGCCTGGTTCGTATGGGGCATCAGCCACATAGTTTTCTGCTAGGTCGGCATACTTGGCCTGTGTTGACACACCGTAGAATGTGCCAAACCAGGCACTGGATGTACCAAGGTTGACTGCGTTGTTAGATGTGGGCAATATACTGGTTGATACGTTGAGAATTGGCACAGTAATGTTAGCACTAGCAACAATTTCAGGAGAGCTTACTTTGGCACTCAAGGTAACTGAGTTTGCTGTTAGGTCAAAGCTGGCTACACCAGTGGATCTAACCCACGCACCTTTGGTACTGTTATAGGTATAGATAACATTGTTTATTGTGGTTGTTTGATTGTTGGATGGACTTGATGGAAATGCCATGATTAATATCTCCCCACTGCTACTTCAATGGTTGTTATGTCGTCGCCATCATAGTCTTCAAGACTTTTTGCAATTATACAACCTGGCTCGTATTTGGTTTTGTCTAGGCGTTCTGCAACACCTGCTATATTGCTAGTAACTAGTCTGTCGCCTTTGGCTACTGGACCACGCACTTGACATGGTACGCGACCTGTAAGTGCTACTGGTAAGCCAGGTTTGGCTGCATTCATTAGATATGCTGGGTCAGTACTTACTACACCAGCTGTTCTAGGATCGTGACTGACATCTGTGGTTGTTATTTCAGCTGAGCCACCAAATACAACAACGGTGCCTGGAGTATATTCTGCGTCGGCCACATAGTGTTCTGCTAGGTCGGCGTATTTGGCCTGGACACTGACACCGTAAACGTTGTTCCACCAAGCTGTGGTAGATCCAAGATTGATAGCCAAATTAGATGATGGTACAACAAAACCCGATACTGTGATGTTGGCACAGGTCACTGCACCCAAAGATGTGGCTCCGGTTACTGTTATGCCTGAGGAGAATGTGTTGGCCTGTGATGCCACAAAACCGCTGGTGTCAACCCACTGGTATCCGGTACCGTCGTATATGTATTCAAATACAGTATCGCTGGCGCTGTCATACCATTGATCACCAGGATATGAGTTGGCTGGTGCTGTGGTTCCTGTGTAGCTAGTGTTTAATGGTCTAGTATTGCGATATGCGCCACTGCCCACATTGAGGTTTCCTGTGATGGCAGCACCACCGGACACTTGCAATGCACCAGTTACGTTACTGGTGCTGGTTGTGGTATTGGATAGCAATAGACTACCAAATCTTACGTTACCATATGTGCCGGTGTTGACACCGCCCTGTGATTCGGTTGAGTCTTGAATGTACTCTAGTGCTCCTGTGGCATTGTCCCAGCCCAGGAACGCATGTTTGTCTGCACTCTTGTAGTAGTGGAAACGAATACCAATGTCACGACCATCGTCTACAGATAGTGCCGCTAGGTTTGCGTAAGTGTGTAGGTCAATAACTGAGTCATTGATAGTTAAATTGTTGGAACCAATGGTAACTGTGTTACCGAGCACAGTCAAGTTACCGGATACTGTTAAGCCACTTGCAGTCCAGCCGCCAGCTTTGGTTGTTGCTGTGCCTGCAAGATTTTCTACATAGAATTCTAATTCGCCGTTGCTGGCACCAGCACTGGTTTCTGCCAGAATATAAGTAAAGCCGTCAACTGATTTAACTCCGCCCAATGAACTCCAAGCACCTGATGCGTAACCTTCAAAACTACTGATAGTGGTGTTGTACCGAACCATACCTAACGCAGGACCACTTGGTCGTTGTGCGGTATTGCCCACTGGCAAGGTCAAGTAGTTGTAACTGTTGGCACTCATTACTATGTTGCCAAGTACGTACACGTTACCGCCAACACCCACACCGGCTGCTACAGTCAATGCTCCTGTACCAGGGCTGGTACTGGTTGTGTTTCCATTGATACTAATACTGGATAAACCTGTGATTGAGGCAGTATTGCCGCCCAAGGCCACTGTGGTGTTACCAAATCTTACGTCAGCTGTGGCCCAACTTGGTGCATATCCTGCACCTTCTGAACGCAAGAATGTACCAATTGCACCTGCTGTAATGAAAGTGGTCACGTTGGTGTCTTGCTGAATCATCAACTGACCAGCAGATCCGCCTGTGATGTTTGTGGCACTGGTTGCTGTGGTAGCTGTACCAACAGTCAGTGCTGAACCTGAAACCCAGGTTGGTGAACTAGTACCACCCGAAATAAGAAATTGTCCAGCTGTACCTGCTAGACTTAGGCCCAGTCCAGTTGCAGTACTGTAAGGGACGGCCCCTGCGGCAGCAGTTAATACACTACCAGTTCCGCCATAGGCCAATGCCACAGCATTACCTTGCCAGAATGATCCACTACTAAAAGTTTTGTTTAATACAGTTTGTGTAGCACCTGTGGTTAATACTGTGGCGCCGCCGCCTGCTGTAGTTCCGTCGTGTAAACGTAGGGTTTTGGCGTCAGTATCGTAGGTAATTTCACCGGCGGCACCAGTAAAAGCGTTGTTTTGTGTTGTAGTTCCTCGTCTAAACTGTACTTGGGTTGCCATGTTCTTCCTCTGTTTCTATATTTATGCTCGATTACGCCTGTGCTTCCGACCAGAACAAGTTAACATTGACTGACGCAGTATTTGTACTGCTTAGATTTTTTACAACCACTGCTAATACGTCTGGGCCGTCAGGGAAATTACTGTATCCGCCAATGGCAGAGTTTGTTAATTCTTTCAGCTGACTTAGGTCAATCTCAGAAAAACCATTAGGTTGTCCCAAAGTACTAAAGTTTTGTTCTCCGGGCGTGGCAGCTGTGCTGGTACTGGTGCTGATCTGAGCAAAACTTGGCTGACTTCCCAGTGCTGTACTATTAACTGCTGTCCAGGTCAATGAGCTGGCATCAATGTTTCCTGGATTTAAAATACCGTATACCTGAACAGATTGATCAGCTTGCACCTGCAATTTTTGTAGCAACAACTGTGAACGGTTAATAAGATCTCTGTCTCCAAATGCACCTGCAATTGAGTTTGATACGCTGGGCGCCAAACGCAAGAAAAATGCTGTTTCGCTTTGGCTGGCAAGAATGGTGTTGTTCAATGAGGTATAGTTAAAGTAGTATCCGCGATCACTGTCATAACTACCGTCCATAATATAACTGGAGCCCCAGTGGTTAACAATTGGGGAACAGGTACAACTAATCAATGTAACCGCTGTGTAACCGTTACCTATGGCATGACTGGCAGCTGTTCCGCCGGTGAAAGTTTTGTTAGATCCGCCCACAAACATCTGAAAGCTGGCACCACGAGTTAACCCAGTTAACGTATTAACGTTTTTTCCTGTATATGTCATAACTTCGTTATCTACCATTATGGTTCCCCCGGTGGCTGGAAAGCGGCTGGCATCGTATAAATCAATTGATGTAACACTGGAATTCATTGCTGTGGCCAATCGATCTCTAGCACTTTCGTTGATGGCTTGATAACGTACTGTTGAGTTACCGGTACGCATGTATGCTTCATCATTGATGTTGTTTTGTTTCATACGATGGGCAAGAATCATGTTGCCGTCAGGACCACGTAGCATAAAATCAATAAAGCCAGCACCGTACCAACTGAAACTGATTCCCAACATCTGCATTTTGTTTAGGTTAATATCATAACCACTAATACCGTTGCCATCTAAGGTATCAAAATTAAATTGACTTTGTGGTGTGCGGCGATCAATAACTGCAGCTATCTTGACACTACTTGCATTGTTGACTCCGCGATATTCTGGATTGATAGTCATGGTATTGTCGTCGGTAATGCTGCCAACCATATAAGTCATACCACGTATGACTATGCGATCGCCTGTTTTTAACTGTTGCGTAAAACGACAGTTGGTTCCAGCCACTGACTGACTGCCGGCGGTGACACTGACAAAACCCGACAACTGATAGGTGGCACTACGTTTGACCACTGCCAATTCAATACCGTCATATTCCCAAAACAATCCGTTTTGATCATCGAATGCACCAACACGGGTTGTAGCTCCGTGCCAATTTTTTACAGTCACACGTGGTAAGTTGGTAATTACCGCCGATGTACTACCCAAAGTCGTTGTAGCTGTAAGAGTGAACACGCTTTCACTAGTGACACCAACCACACCATAGGTACCGTTGTAACCCGAAGTGACCACACCAGATATTTCTATCGTGGCACCGGCCTGTAGGCCGTGATCAGTTTCTGTGGTCACTGTGATTGTGCTTCCAGCTGAGGTTCCTGTTGCACTGATTTGATCAAGATTGATAACTGGATTAAACAACACCCCCGATGTCCAAAGAATACCCTTACCAGACTGGTAACGCATGTATTTTTTGGTTTGACGTGATACTGACGCACCATGGCTAGGCAAGAATGTGCCTACGTTAATACCGCCATCAAATGGTCTGTGTTGAATAAACGCATCACTTCGTGTGTATGTTGTCGCGGTGATTGATAAATTTTGCACGGCGCCGCCCACTCGTGCAGTAAATGTAAATGTGGTTGCAGTGGGAACTGTTTCAACAAAGAAATTGCCGCCCATTAACGCATGATTGGTTCCGGAACTTGTGACAACGTTGACAATTGGTGCACCCGGAACCAGCCCGTGTGCTGCTGAGGTAGTCACTGTGATTGTGCTTGGACTTGATGCGTTGCTGACATATCCTGAAACTGGCATGGCTGATCCGGCATAAAAACCTCCGCGTCGCCCATATGTACTGCCTGTGAATATAGAAGCTCCTGCGGTGCCCACAAGGCCTTTGGCAAAATATGTAAATGTGGTTGAGCTGGGGACTGTGGCTACCACAAACGCACCCTCGGCACGTGCAGCATTACTAACGTTGCCAAGACCGTGTGTTATCACTGGCTGTGCAACACTTAGTCCATGATCGGCACTACAAGTCACTGTGATAATACTGGGGTTTCCGCCATCGGTGATGATAGCAGTGACAAACAAATCTAATCCAGGTTTTTCATATATACCCGGAATATTACGAATGTCGGTGTAGTTTTGCCACTTGGTTGGTTGCAGGCCGTATTCAAAGTCAGCATCAATCAAACTTTGTGGATTTGCCACACGCTGACGTTCAATAGCATCAACGCCAAACGCATAAGGTCTAACAATGTTACCCTGCTGTTTTGGAGCATCTGAATAGATGGCAATGGCGTCTGAGCTCAACATAGCCGATGTATCGGCACTGAATGTCACTGTGCTTACTCCGTTTTGTTCTGAATAGAATGTGGTGTTGTCATCGGGGTCATAACTGATAGTGCCGTTCTTGGTAGGATCTCCAATGGCATAGATGTTGGTCTGCTGTGATTTGTTAGCAATAATCAACAGTTGAGTTAGGTCAACTTTTCCCGGAAACTTTAATGTTCCTGCCCCTGCTGTGTTGGGACTAAAAATATACTTTTCTATCAGTTGGCGTGCCATGTTCTTCCTTAAAATCCAAAAATAATTGAGTAACCCAAATAATCAGACTTGACTGATTGGTCTATGTTATTTAACGAAATAATACCAGTGAAGCTTAAAACTCCCAGGTCATAAATGTTATTGGACACATCAGTAACTGATCCTTCGTCCTCTGTAATATTTAAAACTAAATCTGTAACATACCCGAGGTCGCTCTGACTTGATGCAAACACCGCAGATGCTACTACAGCATTTGAATCAGCATTGACCCAGTTGGTACCATCGTAGGTTAAAACTTGTTGTACTTGCGGACTACTTAGATTAACGTCTGTTAGACTTGCTAAACTTCCTGTTTGTATTGTCTGCCATTGTATGCCGGATCCAGTGCTGACTAACAATTGACCATTGAGTCCAGCATTGCCGTTGTAATCTCTTAGGCGAGCATTAACTATCAAATTGCCAGTGGCTGTTATGTTGGCAAATGACGGAGTTGCTGTGGTGTGTAGATTTTGGTTGAGGTTTACAGTTTGATTTGGAGCATATATGGTTATACCACTGCTGTGTGCTTGGATGTTGGCTTGACCAAGAACTAGGGTGTTACCACTTAGGTATAGGTCCTTCCAGCGTTGTGTTGGACTACCTAAATCATATGTTACGTTGGCACTGGGTAATACGTTTCCTGTGACAGTTAGTGCGCCTGTGCTGATAGCGCCAGACAAGTAAGCGGCTGTATTGGTGTTGGCATTGGTTGCCAAGCTGGTAATTGCAGTTGTTTGGCTTGCCGCATTGGCATTGGCAAAAGTTTGATATGCACCAATGTTGGCATTGATTGTGTTGATACTAGTTGCTTGGCTTGCCGCATTGGCATTGGCAAACGTCTGATATGCGCCAAGGTTGGCTTGTGTAGTCGATATGTTTGTATTGGCTGCTGTATTATTAGCAGTAATATTTCCTAACCAAGTTACCATGACCCCACTGAAGTTAGCGTTGTTACCTAAGGCTGTTCCAATCTCTAATAGAGTGTCTAGTGCGGTAGATGCACCATTGGTCAATGTGCTTAGTGATGTGTCAACATATGACTTCATTGCTGTGTTGGCTGTTACTATTGCAGAATTTGATCCCAATATACTATTGTACAAATTACTTACGTTGGCATTGGCATAGGTCTGGTATGCACCCAAGTTAGCATTGATTGTGTTTAATGAAGTTGCTTGTGTTGCCACATTGGCATTGGCATAGGTCTGGTATGCACCCAAGTTAGCATTGATTGTG